TTTCTTTCCTTTTTTATGTTAGTTTCAATGAAACTGTATTCGGCTTACGGTGTAGGCATTGCGTCGGTTAAGGATGAAAGGGCAAATAGTGCATATATGAAAATGTCAGAAGCATATAATACCATTGATGAAGATTTTAGAATAACGGATACCGGTAATATAGTTATTTAGTTAGACTCTAAAGTGGTTACTCTCTCTTCAAGAGCAGCTAGTCCCGATACGCCTGCACTTCCATAAGTAATTGGCTCTAAATATCCGGTCTTACCATTGAGATAATACGTTGTCGCATTAAAATTACATGCTTGAAGTAGATCCATTCTTTATATTTAATAGTAATATTATTTTCACTATAATAATATTATTCCTATATTAGTTATCAAACCCACCACCATTCCAGGACAAGCATGGCATTACCGCCCCTTCCGGCATTGCGGTGATATGTGTTGTTGTTGACAGCGCCAGAGGAAAGCCCGTCCACATTAGTCACCCCCTGTCCTCCGGCGCCATATCCTGGATCGGGAGGGGGGTTGGTTGCAGGGTAGGAATTTAATGGGTTGTTTATGAGGTCTTGCCCCGACAGGTGCTGGGGGAAGTCACCTGGTATATCATTTCCCCTCCAATAGTTTGCGAACTGACCTTGAATGGTTTGAAATGCCCCCTGACCGCCCGCAAATGCATATGGTCCCGCTAAGGGTCCGCCAGCGACTCCCGGGTTCAACGATGGACCAGGCGCTCCAAAACCACCGGTTGGGACACCTCCTCCCTGTCCGCCAGCCCCACCTCCGTTGTTCCCTGCCACGCTTGCAACTAAATTGAATGGGATGCCACTAACTGGTGGTGGGTTCCACTCACCTCCCGAGGTTGCAGCGGTCAACTGCGGTCCCCCAGCGCCGAAGGTGGAAGAGCCTCCACTCGCCGTCGCTCCAATGCCACCGGGCCACCCACCCACTATCTGGGCAGTGGTGCCGGTGTTTTGCCCTGTGCCACTAGTCAAGCTCCCGAGTATACCCCACCAGCTGGTTTTGGCTTGCTCTGCTGGGGAGAGGTTCGAGCCAAAATTTGTGTCCCCATTCATCCCCCTCCCCCCGCACGCTAGCTGTAGGTCCCCAGTAATGCTAGTCCATTTACTTATGTTTACATCAACGCACGTAAATTGTGCAACCCCTCCTGAACCCCCACCGGCACCCACGTTACTGCTTTGCCCAGTGAGCGGCCACTGAGTGCCGCCGCCGCCGGCTGCATAAATTGTAACTCTCGCATTAAACGCCGTCACGCCGGGGGGCGCCGAGACACCTGCAATATCGGCGAGAGACTTGCTGGGTCCTAACCCATAGTAAGGTTTCGAAGGATTAAATGTCCACGCCGTTCCTCCAGCTGGGTTGGTGCTATTCTGGACCACCGGGGAGCTCCAGAACTTAGTTACTGACCCGTACGAAATGCCCGACTCCCCCTTCTGTCCTGTATCTCCCTTATCTCCCTTATCTCCCTCTTCACCTTTTTCTCCCTGCAGTCCCTGCTGTCCTGTATGTCCTGTAGGTCCTGTAGGTCCAGTAGCTCCTGTATGTCCTGTAAGCCATCCTGTAGGTCCTGTAGGTCCAGTAGCTCCTGTATGTCCTGTAAGCCATCCTGTAGGTCCCGTAGGTCCAGTTGCTCCTGTATGTCCTGTATGTCCTGTAGGTCCAGTAGCTCCTGTATGTCCTGTAAGCCATCCTGTAGGTCCTGTAGGTCCAGTAGCTCCTGTATGTCCTGTAAGCCATCCCGTAGGTCCTGTAGGTCCTGTATATCCTGTAGGTCCTGTAGATCCTGTAGGTCCTGTAGATCCTGTAGATCCTGTAGGTCCTGTATATCCTGTAGGTCCTGTAGGTCCTGTAGATCCTGTAGGTCCTGTAGCTCCTGTATGTCCTGTAAGCCATCCTGTAGGTCCTGTAGGTCCAGTATGTCCAGTTGAACCTCCTCCACCTGCGCCGCCAGGAGTCCATATAGGTGCACTATTAAGTCCGGTGGAAGTTAACACATATCCTGATGTACCTGCACTTCCGTGAGTAATTGGCTCTAAATATCCCGTATTTCCATTGAGATAATACGTTGTCGCATTAATTTTACATGATTGCAGTAGATCCATTCTTTATATTTAATAGTAACATTAATATTACTACATTATAACGATGCATCCTCTGTTACACACTTATATTCTTTACATTCATGTAAGCGGAAGAAATTATTTGTGATAAATAAAATATTTAGATAAATCAAATGTCCTATCGTTTAGAGGTAGCGTTTAATTTGAGGCACGCGGGGTCACTTACAGAATTACGAGACGAAGTTATGCTCATAGCCGAGAATTATGGCTGCGAGCATAGTTATATAGATATTGAATTTCAAGGTCGGCGTCGGACAGTAATGAGAAATCATGTTGTTATGATTTTATATTTCCCAGAAGATCCCAAGCGTGTGATAAATTTTTTGAATTTCATTAAGAAGAATAGGCAGTTGTATATTGAATCAATAGGATTTGATAATTGTACTTTTACACTGCTATATGCCTCAAAACTCTACCTCAATATGATGGATAAATATAAGAAAAAGGAATACCTAGAAAACAAAAAAAACATCAAAAATGAAGATTTTAAAAAAATTATTAAAGCTATCTCCTAGAACGTGATTTTCTCCCTCCTCGCCGCCTTTTCCTAAACTTGCGAGTCCTTGATCCCTTTTTACTTTTTATCTTGGTAATGCGTGATTGAAGGTCGTGTTTAGTTGTAGGTATCATTAATAATGCCACCAATTGTTGATCATTTAGACTTTTGTAAAATCCACTATTTTTCATAAGTCCGCCAACCTGAGTTAATTGTGCTTTATTGCCGGATATAGTTACCAAATTCTCTTTTATTAGACTCATTCTTATACTAATTTTATATTTTTTTATATTAATGGATAAGACTTTGGAAGAACTTCCTGCACCAGAATTGACGAATCTAAAGGTATCGGCATTGAAAAGAGTTAAAAGTAAATCTAATAAAGTACAAGTTAGTCATCTGGATGACCTGTTAGATAATAAGTTTTTAGCTAAGTATTTCAAAGAAAAAAAGTGAGATAAATATATAAATGCAAGCTGGAACAACAAACAATAAAGGTAGAAACGAAAAAAACAAAAAGGTTAAGGCGGGTCCTTGTATTTTCCCATTTAGATACAAATGGAAAAATCATAATGAATGTGTCGGTACAGAAAAAGGGGACATTTGTGCCACTGAAGTAAATGAAAATAAGACACTTATTAAATATGGGTATTGTTTGAAGAAATCTCGAGAAAGAAAAAGGAAAACGATAAAAGTACCTAAAAGGTTTAAGCGTACTAAGGTTAGAACCATGAAGAAAATTGAAGTATCTAGTAGTAAATCTATGAGTAAGCAACAGAAAACACCAAGATCTAGTACTACAACTTCTAAAACAATGCCAAAGGTGAGAGTTAAAGGAAGCAGAAAAGCTAAAGTGAAGGTCAAAGCGCGAGTACTAAACGAGGATTTTATTGGCTTGTTGGAGAAACTCCATGATGTTGATCAAGCGCGCGGGAAAGTGTTTGAAGCACAAGCCTACAAAAATGCCGCCGAGAGTATTATGGCGTATCCTGACGACATCACTTCAGCTGAACAGATTAAGGATCTGCCAGGGATCGGCAAGAAGATCTATATAAAATTTAACCAGTATCTTGAGACAGGAACAGTTCCTCTTTTGGAACGTGAGAAAGGTCTTCCACGGTACGACTTTTACAAAATTTATGGCGTTGGACCAAAAAAGGCTCAAGAATTAGTGGAAAAAGACAATATTACGAGCATCCAACAATTGCGAGAACATCAGGATCTATTGAATGATAAACAAAAGATTGGACTGCGTTACTATGAAGACATTCTCAAGCGCATTCCTCGCTCTGAGATTGAAGAGTTTGAACGAGCCTTTCAAGCTGCATTTGCGAAAGTGGCAACGAAGGACGACTCTTTTGAAATTGTTGGATCTTACCGAAGAGGGAATGCCACGTCCGGAGACATTGATGTGATTATCTCCAGTAAATCAGGAGATCGTTCCGTATTCAAAAAATTCATTAAGCAATTGCAGGAAGATGGTATTTTATTGGAGATTCTCTCCAAGGGAACTACTAAGAGTCTTACCGTTGGAAAATTGCCGGATCATGAAACTGCGCGTAGATTGGATTTCATGTATGCTCCGCCCGATGAACGTGCATTCGCCATCCTATATTTCACCGGGTCCAAAGCGTTCAATGTGGTCCAGCGCCGCCGCGCTAACGAGATGGGCATGACGATGAACGAGCACGGACTCTTTCATCTGACAGGAAAAGGGAAGAAAAAGAAAAAGGGAGCTCGCGTTGAAGGAGACTTCCCAACCGAAAAGGCAATATTTGATTATTTGGGACTGGTTTATAAGAGCCCCACGGAGAGAAAAAATGGCAAGGCAGTTATTCTCAAAAGCAATGCTGAGCCAATTGCCGAGACCAAACAAGAGTCAAAAGTACCTGCGTCAAACAAAAAACTATCAAAAGTAAAGGTTTCAAGAAAAGTCAAAGCTAAAAAAAGAACCACTATTAAAGTGGCGGCGACCCATAAGCCGAAGGGGAAAGCTAAAGTAGCAGATTTGACCTCCAAATGGAAAATGCTTGAAAATGAGGGGATTTCAGCAGTGAAGAGTTTAACGGAGGAGGAGATGTGCGCAATGATTAGGTTTGCTAGCGACAGGTACTACAATACAGGAGAGAGTGTAGTTAGCGACAATGTCTTTGATATTCTCAAAGAGTATGGTCAGCGTACGTACCCCAAAAATCCCTGTTTTAGTGAGATTGGTGCGCCTACAAATAAGGAAAAGGTAGCGCTTCCCTATTTCATGGGATCTATGGAAAAGATAAAACCTGATACTGGTGCGCTCGCCAAATTTGTTAAAAAATATCCCGGGGACAAAGAAATCTCTGCAAAACTTGATGGTATCTCCGCTCTTTATACCACCGAAGGCGATGTGCCGCGGATGTATACCCGGGGTGCTGCTACCAATGGTCTTGATATCAGTTATATTATCCCATATATGCAGCTGCCGAGCGAAAAAAACGTGGTCATTCGGGGAGAATTGGTGATTGCTAGGGATACATTCCAGAAAAAATATTCAGCTCAATATAAGAATCCAAGAAATATGGTAAGTGGCGTGATAGCTTCTTCCAAAAAGCGCGAGGTAGAGAAATGGAACGACATAGATTTCGTGGCTTATGAGGTCATTAAACCGAGTCTCAAACCGAGTGAGCAAATGGATTGGTTGGAATCCCACGGTACAATTACCGTTCTCCATGAAACTGCCGAAGAGATTTCAAATGAAATGCTATCAACACTTCTAGTAGAGTGGCGCGACACTTATAAATACGAGATTGACGGAATTATCGTAGTTGATAATAAAATATATCCTCGGCGGAATCAGAATCCTGACTTCGCGTTTGCTTTCAAAATGGTGTTGGGTGACCAGATTGCCGAAGTAAAAGTGGTAGATGTCATCTGGACCGCATCGAAGGACAAATATCTCAAACCAGTGGTTCAAGTTGAACCTGTGCGAATTAGAGGTGCAGATATTGAATTCGTGACTGCATTCAATGCAAAATTTGTGGATGATAATAAAATAGGCGTTGGAGCTGTTATCCAATTAGTGCGGAGTGGAGATGTTATCCCACACATTCAAGCCGTTATTCAACCCGCAGAGGCTGCAAAAATGCCGACTGTTCCATGGCACTGGAATGATACGAAAGTAGATGCGGTGAGCGATCTAGAAGGAGATCCGGATGTCTTGCAGAAAAATATTGAGTTCTTCTTTAAAAAGCTAGATATTGCTGGAGTAGGACCTGGAAACGTGAAACGCTTAATTGCGGCAGGTCATAATACTGTTCCAAAAATTCTCGCCATGACGAAGGAGGATTTGCTTACGGTGCCTGGATTCAAAGAAAAAACAGCAAATAAAATCTTCACAAACATTCATACGGGGGTTGATGCAGCATCTTTAGTAATGATTGCATCGGCTTCCAACGTATTTGGGCGTGGAGTTGGTTCGTCCATTCTACGTAATATTATCCATGAATATCCTAATATATTTGAGGCGCCGGAGGATGCGGAGACAAAAGTACAACAGGTCTCAAAAGTTGATAATGTCGGTCATAAGCGTGCAGCCGTCTTTGTTGCGCGTATTCCAGCATTTATAGAATTTATGGCAGAAGCCAAGTTGACGCGTAAGTTTACCGAGCAAGGAGCAACCACGGTTGATGAAACTCACCCATTGTATGGAAAGCGAATTGTTATGACTGGTCCGAAAGATAAAACATTGAAAAAACGCTTGATAGCTCTTGGAGCGAAAATTGGAACTTCAGTAAATAGTAAAACATTTGCCGTTCTTATTGCGCATGAGAGTGAGGGCGATGAGTCTAAAAAAGCCAAAGCCAAGGAACTTGGAATTCCTATAGAAACATTTGATGCCTTCCGAGCGAAATACTTTTAAAAAATCATCTAATATTATATATATACCAAAATGCCAAGATATTTTTCATCCACATGGAAAAAATTTGTGAAGAGACATAAAAAGAGAGCACGGCTTACCCGCAAGAGGAAGGGCGGTAAGAAGAAACGCGGGAAGAAGAAACGCCCAAGAAAATCTAGGCGGCGAACCGTGCTTAAAAGTCCGGGAGCGGGCGATAAAATGAAACCACCAAGCTCGTTATCTATTTTTCCCGATAAAAGCCCCCAGTTGCAGAAACCAGGTGAACCAACCAAATTAACTAGGTTTACTACTAAGAATCTAGCAGTACAAGATAACAAAGGGAGGGCATTTAATGCCATAGTAAATGGACGACTTGCCTATAGACGTGCACCGCGAGGACAAAATGTACAGGACTTTTCCGATACAATCTATGGTCCACCCGTTAAAGAGTTGACCGCAAACAATTATAAAGAGTTACACAAAGGTGATTACGTCTACTATGATAGAGGATCGGTATTATTTCGCGGACCATTTGTTTATAAAGGCTTGAGACGAGGTCCAGAACTTTTATTCGAAATTAATGATTCAGTTTATGATAAAAAATATTCCTTTACCCTATCTACCAAACGATTGAAGGAAGAAAGATTGTTTATGGTAATTAAGAAGAATAAAACGCGGAAAAGGCGAAGTAAACGCTAGAAGTATGACCCTAAAAAGTAAAATCGTATTTAGTAACGGCTCTTAGATTAAACTTCAAATAGTTATATATTTTGAAGTTTATTTTACCTATGGAAACATCGTATGGGAGTGGTCCGCCCATGACCTTACTGATATTCTTATACCAAGCATCATTTTTATTGAAGTTATTAATCAATCTTTCATTTTTTTTATTATAAATTGTAAACTGGCGTTGTAGTTTTTGATGAACTAGTCCTACAAGATTTTTAAAGTCATCTCTATCCATAACACTCCATTTCTCTCCATCATAAACAAATAATGTATTTAATTTCTGATCAAATGCCTTTAGAGGATGATTAATATCACTTTGCAATGGAAGTTGCCGACAAAGAATATGAAACATACCTCCTATAAAATTATGTTCAAAGATCATTTCTAGATCTTCTTGATCTAGCGTAATATTTTCAATCCAATTTGTATAATTCAACACTGGTTTCGGACTATCATTTAACCAATCTATGACGCTAAGTTTTTTACGTTGCGTTGAGACCCAACCTCGTAGTTTTTTAACTTCTTTTTCAAGGTGAGCATTTTTTCTAATCAAAACCCTCATAGCTAACCACATGTCAGTAGGGGACGGAATATCTAAGAGATGATCTTTTTTCTCCTCTGCAGAGGCGAGATGAATCATTTCACATAATGCACGGTGTTCCTGAAAAGGTTTTAATCTCTTGTATTGCTTACCACATGAGCAAGTTAGCATTCGGTTTAATTGTCACATTAACAAATTATTAATTTTCAATTTTTTATAAGTTTAATATATATAAATGAGTTGTAATTCCGACTATTCTTATTCAAATAATTGTCAAGAGTGTTATGCATGCTTCAATAATTGTTCCAGTTGTCCTGCGGGAAGATGTCAGAAGCGCACGATGTACTTGGATAATTTAAAGCGTATTAATAGACAAGTAAGGACCTCTTCGTCTTTAGGTTTGTTAAGAAAGAAAGTGTTGAATGTCAGCCGTCAGGTGGGACAAAGTGCGCATCCGAAATATCTATCACAGGCAGGTGGTCCGGGGGATTTAATATCGGCTGTGCAAAAAACGAATTCCTGTTCTTTTAAGAGTAACTGTAAGGAAACGACTTATAGAGTACCCATTGTTCAGAGAAGAACTGCTTATAAAGGAGACAGTGGCGTGGATCGTAAACATGGATCCTATGCAAGATATTTAGCTAGACGCACTGGCGGTGTATTAAGAAAGGAAAGCCTACCAATTGTCAGGAATCGTCTGGCATATATTCATCAGCCCAGAAATAGAACCGGTACAGCCGCGGGATGTACTACAGGCGTCGGCTGTAAATCTAAAAATAATTTTACCGGTCCTACTAAATTTCTAGGTAGAGCTAGAACGGCATTTAAGTGTAATGACTCTAACTCGCAAAGCCAATTTACTGTGAACAGTAAAGAATTCTATCCCGATTGGACAGAACCAAGACAGTATTATGATAATGTGATGGGAACATGGCGAAAAAATAATCATGAAGGTTTGAGACCACTTTTTGGTCCAACGCAAACATTAGAAGCCGATGCCAGTGATTGTTGCGATACAAAATGTTGTGATAACAGAATTCCTGGCGGTAAGTCAATGGGAAAATACGAATTTAAATGTGACTCATCGGGAAAATATAATTGCGCTCGTAATGTTAATAGCGAGAACGTAAGCGGACTTCTTGGAAATAATACACAAGGTGTTCCTTCTTCAAGATGTTCTTGTTGTCCAAAATTTAAATCTACCAATTAAATGATACGTAGGAAAATTGAAATAAAGCTACGTATCATTATGTATATATAATAGGACGATGGGTGACCGGGTTTTACAAATGCAAAAGGTGCAGACTGAGGCGCTAGATCTTTTCAGAAGAAAAAATGCGGATTACGGCGATTCATTTGCAACATATGGTCCAGTTGGAGTACTTGTAAGGATGGGAGATAAGATCTCCAGACTCAATAGTATTACAACAAGAGGAGTAAATCTAGTTAATACGGAATCCTTGCGAGATACGCTGATTGATCTACATAATTACGCGGCAATGGCTGTGATGCTACTGGATGAAAAACCTAAGAATAAAGCTGTCGAACGGGTGAAAAATTCCGTGGTACCAAATACCACGCGACCATGGGTTAGGGATGTAGGGCAGCCTAAAAATTCTACAACTTCCGAATAAGAAAAATATACCCCTCATTTTGTGACTGACAGATACAAGGATTTGTCTCATTTAGTTTTTTTGATATAGTGGTATAATCAACACATATGTCCTTAGTAATTTGTCTAAGAGATGGGTAATGTTTCATGGTTTTATCTGGAAAAATCACAAGATATTTGATAGTTTTTGCGAAATAGAGCATTTCCTTCTCATTGTTAATTGATACATCCATTATATGATAATGGATATCAATATCTAAGTTATTTATTTATAAAAAAGCACTATAAAAAAGGAACTAAGAAGCTTTTATTATTGCAATACATATATGGGAAGTTTTTTTTCTTGTTGCCGTTGTTGGGATAATAGAGCTGTAAAATCTGAGCTTGAACTTTCGCGCACATATAGAGAAATGCCGAGTAGTTATCACTATCATCTGACTCGTCGCCATATTGCACCCACAGATTCCGCTATTCAAGCTGGAGATTTTGTATAAATATTGCTATAATATAATGCTATCCTTTTTGATTTCATTATGTTATAGTGAGCGAAAACCGCCAAAAAACACACCTCCAACATTGGAGGGGAGAAAAATTAAAAACTTTAGCGGTTGTGGTTATTTAGGATGTATCAATGAACCAACGGAAGATAATGCAGCGAGGAAAGCTATCATGGGACGGACGCAGTTTCTCTTTTGTTCGGAAAATTGTTATGATGAATGGCTAAGATCGCCGCAATATCGGATTAGCTAAATTGATTTAAATTTATATTTCTATTTTATCAATAAAATGGAAATTACTGTATACACTGATGGGGCATGTTCGCGCAATGGTCAAGCAGGAGCTAAAGCCGGTCTGGGGGTTTATTTTAGTGACGATGATATTCGAAACTGTAGTGAACGAATTGAGGGGAAACAGACAAATAATACCGCGGAAATAAAGGCAATACTGAAGGCGGCTGATATCCTGAAGCGGGAAATTCTAGCTGGTTATTCAATTAAAATTTATTCAGATTCAGAATATGCCATGCGTTGTTGCGGCGATTACGGTGCCAAACTTGAAAAAGCCGGATGGATAAAGAAAAAACCGATTCCAAATATGGAATTAGTAAAGAAAGCATATTACACTTTTAAAGATTCAGATAACGTTACGTTTCATTATATTGCGGCACATACGGGGAAGGATGACGAACATAGTAGAGGAAACGAAGGTGCGGATAAGTTGGCTAATTTAGCGATAGGTTTAACGGAATGCAGTTATAATACAAAAGCTAAACGTATTTATTTAAAGCTTCCTTATGATGAAAAGGATCGTGGAAAAAAGCTTGGGACGAGGTGGGATCCGAAGAAGAAGAAGTGGTATATAATGTCTAATATGGATAAAGATAAGATGGAAATGATATTAAATCTATGGGGCAAATAATAGGTATATGCTTGAAAATCTTTTAATTGGCGGTATGGCTGGGGTTATATCAAGAACTGTGACGGCGCCATTGGAACTATATAAAATTCAAAGACAGAACAATTACTTGAAAGAGTCAAATATTCGGAATGTTTTGAAAAGAGAGGGTATAAGATATTTATGGAAAGGTAATATGACAAATAGTATGAGAGTATTCCCCCAATTTGCAATTAACTATGCTATTTATGAACAATGTAAGAATAGGGTATTTAACGAAGTAAAAGATGATAAACTCCGTCATTTTTATAGTGGCGCTATCGCAGGTGTTGGTGCCATGGTATCGGTGTATCCATTAGAGACCATCAGAACCAGATTATCATTACAAATGAATAAATCGCATTATTCTAATCCATTGGATGTGGTTAGAAAACTTAGTCTCTCACAACTTTACAAAGGAGTAGGTATAAGTACATTAGGTTTTGGACCTTTTAATGCTTTTAATTTTATGTTTTTCAATCTATATTCCGATTTTTTAAGCGATAAAACAGATGCGACGACTAGTAAATTATTATCAGGGGGATTGGCGGGGTTATCTTCTATAACAATAACGTATCCTACAGATCTGTTACGTAGACATTTTCAGATGTCGGATTTTAGTACAGAGGTGCCAAAATATAAAGGAATTGTTGATGGATTTTGCACTATAGTTAGAGAGAACGGCTTTACAGGACTATATAGAGGTTTATTACCTACATATATAAGGATTTTTCCATGTTTAGCGATTCAATTTTGGTGTATTGAAAAGGGAAAGTCTATATTTGCTAATACAGTATAAATATTTTACTTCTAGAATATATATACTATGTCAAGTTTCAATCTTTCAATACAAGATTATAATATTAATGAATTAAAGGACTTATTAAATCTGGTAGACCCGTATACTCTAGAAGATATTGTTAATAATGAAAATGAATTACGCGAGAAACTGCTGATGGACCCCAATGTGTCAAAAGAGAAGAAACAGGGGATTAGTAAATTTCTCCAGACGACGAAAGCTATTCTAATTAAATTAAAGAAGGAGGAATTCTCTAGTATGCCTACAGATGAATTAATTGGTAACCCTAATCACCCGGTGCCAAAAAGAATTCATAATGTAGTGGAAAAAATTAATGCGGTTCCGAGAGATGAGACTGTCGCAGATGGAGTTACGAAGAATACGATGCATAAACTGCTATGTCTAGACTCTAGATTTAGAGAGAATTACTATACTACTCTCAGTACTAATTATACTTTAAATCTTCCTACAACGATTAAAAATGTTGTATCAATGGAATTATCTGCTCTTGAATTTCCGACTTCGTACTTTCAAATATCAAAATCGCTAGGGAACAATTATCTTTGGCTTCGCTGGTCAGATCCTGTTCGGGTTATTTTGGGAGAATATTTAAAAAAAAGCTCGCAGACGCCGATTTATGACCCGCTGTCGCCCGGTTCAACGCTGTACGCCACACTTGGCCCCACGTATACATTTACAAACCCAAACCTTATCATCCCTTGTCCACAGCAGGATTGGGACAAGACCGAGCAAGCCACTGGATCCGCAGGTCCGTACGCGGGAGCGGGGAATATACCTATTCCTATCAGTTCTACGAGTTCTAATTTTAATCCCGAACAATTATGGTTTTATATTGCAGTTCCGGATGGGAACTATCAGCGTGAACCCATGATGCAGACACTTAATGATCAATTTAAAATAGCTACACAGCCGCATTCGGCGCTTATTTATTTATTTCAGCAACTCGGGGCTTATTATACATCGAATCCAGCAACCGGAAACCCGCAGAACACGTGGATTCCTACTGAACATTTACAACAGTTTCTACACGGATATGTGGCTTATCCGCAGGTAACAATAGATGAATTTTCATTAAGGACGGTAATTTCTTATGTGAAAGGCAATGCAACATGGAATGCAATACCAGCGGATTGCAACTGCAGCGGATTCCCCTTTTACTGTACTGTAACAAACGCGGCGAATATCAAATTTGCATACTCAGACGATCCCAATTTAACGGTTTCTGATCTTTTAGACCGGGTAAACGATCCGTCATGCAATGAATGGCTAAGTTTGTATTTTAATAGAAGTTCTATGGGTGGGGGCGCTACGCCATATATAGGGGAACCCATCACACCCACATCCTCCAGATATAATGGAGGGACATCTGAGGAACCAGATCTAGATTTAAAAACCGATGGCGGTGTAATTAGTAACTATGGTTGGGTGTTAGGATATAGATTAGGATTTTATCAAGGTGCGACTGCCTATGTATCGGAAGGTTGTTATGATGCGTGGGGTATAAAATATATTTATATAATTGTCAATGATTTCAACAAGAATGTTAATAATTTTTGCATACCAAGTTATAACGAATCTTTGGGACGTACTAATGTCTTGGCGCGAGTGAGTACGAATGCGGTCGCTTCGGCGGAATTTGGAAATGGTATCTCATTAACCAATAATGTTAATCAAGATAATTCTTTAAAAAAACGAATATACTTTGGACCTGTTGATATATCGAGAATCCAGTTACAAATTACTGATGAATTAGGACGAATTTTAGATTTAAATAATATGGATTATTCTATGGCTGTAAATCTAATATGTCTATATGATTGATTTAAATATAATTATTTATATATAAATGAATTGTTTTAATAATAATAGACCAAAATTAACGAGTTCGGATAGAACTACCGATCTTAATTCTAGGACAATTTATAAATCCAATGTCAGATCGTTTCAACAACAGTCCATATCGGGAAAGTGCAAAAACTATAATGGGAAAGTTGGATATTATACAAATGGTTTCCTAAGAAATACACGTAGTTTTAAAACAAAACAACAACTACAAAGAGGCTACTCTTTGTGTGTTGATGGAGCTTATTCGCGCAAATGTAACATTCAAGCGAATTTAGAGAGATCTCATCAAATCGGAGAAAATTTACAAAGAGGATTATTCTCATGTAAACAAAGCAACGTTTTAACATACCAACCCGTAAAATTAAGTATGGGGCGCGATAGTATTTATAATCAATTCCTAGGAAGTAGCCTTGATTCCGCAATACCTTGTAACCCGTTAAGTGGTTTTAGAGTTATGGAGAGTTGGCCTGACAGTCTAGAGGCTAATGAAATCGGAAATCCTCCATGGAACAATCAATTTGGTAGTTACCCACGCCAAAACTGGGAATCTTCCAGTGGTCCAGCTATAGCAATTACCGATGCATCGGGTAGCGCGTTTGGCGTGCCCACGTATTTTCCTTTGACAAAAACCGTAATAGATCCTGATAATAACCTGTTTGGTACTGATTTTTGTCCAGATCAACTCAGTACGGGCGAAGGTCCATTTAAATATTTACAATTCACCAGAACCAGATCCTTTTCTATTGTACAGGGGCAAATATTTGATCCAACCGGGAAGGGATATACCGGAACCACAAAATATATTCCGCCGAATAGTGGACCCGGGACAGCACTGCCATGTGGATTCCCCCCTACTCAAGATGAATGTGGTAATCCTATTAGACTTCCTAAAAAAGGCGATCTGGCTGTAGCAGGTCTTGGTAGTATTTTGGATATAAACAGTAATGTGGCGCAGTCGCAAAATTTTAGTGAAGATTATTTTATTAATGGTTGGTTTATTGGTGCAAAAGATGTGGCAACATCCTTCCCGCCCGCTATAAAAGCAGAATTCAAGGTAACCGGTTTCACTGATGGTGATGCTCTAGGACTTTACGAGACTGCATTCTTACTTACAAAGGGAAAGGCTGCCACTAGTAGCAATACAAGCGTAAATCGCGATATAGAAGAATTTACAAGAAATTACAGGAAATTATTATTGACACAATCTTGGGCTTTTCAATGGTTTTCCGGTGTTGGATTAGTGGACGCCGTATGTTGCATCGATGAGCCAAATAAAATCTTTCGTGTTATAGTTAAGACTTTCTGGGGCGATATGTGGCCACCAGAACTCCTTCCAGCCGAAGAGTCCGTGGATATTCAAAGTACTAGTGCCCAGGGGCGCAAGGTAATAGGTAGTGGTGGAACCTTTCGCGGCGCAAAAGGATCAGCAAAAGGTACTGGTATTTTTGTTGGTGGTGTGCATAAAAGTGGAAATTTGAGCGATCTTAAGGCGATGGCAGGAAATCGGGCTAGCTACCCAACAAGTAATCTTTTTACAGGCATACTTAATAACTTCAAAGCTATTGCAGGTGTGTCACTTGTTAACAAAGGACCCCCAGGACAACGGGGTCCAGCGAGTGGACCGGCGACCGATGTAACGCAATTGTACCTTAAAACAGCAGGAACCCCCGTCCCCCCCGGCGTGGCGCGGTCACACGAAGCGGATCCCACTTGGTCGGGTCAGTTGAACCAGGGGGATCTGCCTCAGAATTCAAGTTGGTACGCTATTTTGCCGACCGCTTTCAAATCACCACCAGCTTGGCCAATTCCCGCTTCTATTAATAATTGTTATTTATGGATTTTAAATTTGGAACTTTTTGCAGGTTCTTCGCCAGCACCAAATTCAGTTGGGGGAAAAAATAAATGGGGTGGAGGCATTGCGTTTATAGACCAAGAAGAATTGGCTTCATTTTATAAGGGATTAATGGGCGCAGGATTTGCACCTGTTTCCATTATGGGATATCAAAATACGGGAAATTTGAAATGGGGGTCAGCAGATGATTTTAAATTTCAGTATGGAATTACTGGTACCACTGGACCTACGGGTATTGGCTGCACCGGCGGGACAGGTCCAAGTATGGCTAGGAATGCTATGTTACTTGGTTCCGATGGATTTTTTGATAGTACACTCCGCGGTCATTCGGGCTTTGCAGGGAATGGAAATGATGCCTACGGCGTATATGTATTACGGTATCTTGAAGATCGCCCTTATACTGTTCAGCAGGGATCCGGACAGTGTGGTGATCGGAATTTGGCTTTTGGGAACCAAAGTAAACAAAATTATATTGTGAGTTATGATAAAAATGGTGGTAGTGTTAATTTCGCAGTTAATCAGAAGTTATATACAAATTTTAAATATTCCCAGAGTTAAGATATTATTCTATACTTTATATATATGCCAGAACCCGTAGATAAACATTTATATTCGCGGATAAAGGCGAAAGTCTATAAAAAAAATCCCAAACATAGCGCATATCGGAGTGGAATAGTGGTTCAGGAATATAAAAAGGCTTTCTCTAAAAAATATGGCAAAAAAAGCCCATACAAAGGAAAAAAAACGCAGAAAAGGGGGCTAGCGAGGTGGTTTAAAGAAAAGTGGCGAAACCAAAGAGGTAAAATTGGGTACAAATATAAGAGTGATGTTTACAGACCAACGCGGAGAATAACAAGCAAAACGCCTGTAACCTTTCGCGAATTAACTAAAAAACAAATTAGAAGGGCGCGATCAGAAAAACGTCGAACAAGAAGGGTGAAAAGATTCCGCGGAGGAAGAAGAAAAACCAAAAGATATGGTATTGTAATGAAAGAAAGAATTGTAGAGTTTATAAAACCTACGGTAAAGGGTAAGAAGTACACTGCCATTATTGAGAATTTAGAAACTAAAAAGCGACATAAAATTAGTTTTGGCGCCATAGGGTATGAACAGTTTAAGGATTCAACACCGTTGAAATTATATGCGAATAAGAATCACGGAGATCCAAAGCGGAGGAGGAACTATTTTAATAGACACTCTGGTATTCCAACAAAAGATGCTGCAGTAAAAAAGGAACTAAAAAAAAGTCACGGTCATTATAACGCAAAAATATTGAGTCATATTTATTTGTGGTAATTCATATAAATAATCATATAATAGTTATTTATATGCACTCTCAGTTTGTCAAACAAGGACGTAATGCCGTAGTAGCACAGGATCATATCAGATTAAAAGAGTTATATACTAAGATACATAGTGACGATTATCAGATTAATATTGCTGATATCTACTTGAAGTTGTTCTATCATGCATGCAAATATAATAGAAGGAGTACTATCATATTTTTATTTCAGATGTATTTTGATATCTTTACAGAGGGGGATAGAATCGGATTACGACAAAGTTTCAACTATGGGAAATTTCTTATCAAAGATAAGGCAACGAGAAATTGGTATAGTAGGTTTTTACTACCAATTCTACGATATAGTTAGTTATATAAAACAATATATGTATTCAATGAAAGCGCCACAAATAACCAAATTAAATACGGTAATAGAAGATATGCAGCAGTCTTATTAACCTTTATAAAGGCAAGGAATGTTTGTATAGAAAAGTATAGAATAAGAAGAATATCCAATAGAGCTAGTTTTGGCATTTTATAATAGAAGAAAATGGTTGTCCAAGACAAATTAAATGCTAATTGTACAAAAAAGGTAGTTAGTGCCGGACAATAAGGAAAGCATTTTTTATTTTTCCATACTAGAAAAAATGAGACTGCCATAAGGGCATATAGAATAGGCCAAACGATGCCGAATATATAATTAGGCGGCGACCAAGGCGCTCTTTTGAGAGATTTATACCATTTATTCATTCTATATATAAGCGTTATATTCTATATTTTTCCGTAGAAATATAGGATATATGTCAATTTTCAATAAAGATTTACAATTATTTAAACAAGATTTTAGTTGTAAGGATGGAAATAAAGAGAAATATGGAGAGGTAAATACTGATTTTAGATTAGTAAAAAAAATTATTGGTTTATTGCCAGATTCAATATTTGGCGATCCCGATTTAAAATGGCTGGATCCCTGTGCTGGAAAGGGATATTTCACAATGATTTTATATGAGCGATTATTTAAATCTCTCCAACCAATAATTAAGAACGACAAAAAACGTCACGATCATATAATCAGTAAAATGATATTTATGGTAGAGTTGAACCCAGATCATATCCCAATCTTATATGAGACTTTTGGAATGAACGCGAATATAGCGAATGTGGATTTTTTAGAAATGAAGAATATGCATTTTGATATTATTATAGGAAATCCGCCTTTTAATGCTAATGGATTAAAAAAAGTACCGACCAATAAATTGGTATCAAAACGAGAGGATGGTATATCCATATGGATGGATTTTGTTAAAAATGCTGCAATGAATTTAACAAAAGGTGGATGGTTGGCAATGATTACGCCATCGATATGGTTAAAAAGGGATCATGGTTTTCATAACTTTTTATTAGAAAGAGGCGAAATAACAAAAATGCATTGTATGACCAATACTGAAACCAATCAAATATTTCATAAGCAGGCACAGACTCCCACAACATACTTCGCATTTCATTATAATGACAAGAAGGGAGAGATTAATATCTTTGATCAATGTTCAAGAACCTACGTTTCTTGTAAAACATTAGATTCCATGCCACTTATCTCTCCAAATATAATACAAAAGCTTGATAAATTTGTAAAGGAAGTGGGGAGTATACAAGTTATTAAAACAAGTATGCGCCCAGGGTATAAAGGGCTTTCTGTGAAAAAGGTTCTAGATCCAAAGACACATACATATGCGAATATATCAACCTGTGTACTTGATAGATTAACACCGAGGTTAGTAATCAACTATTCAAATAAAAGATGTAGTTTTTCCAATGTGAAGCCAAAACTAGTACTGGGGCATAAAATGTATGGATTTCCATATTATGATAGTTACGGCTATGGAATCTCCAATAGAGATAACTATGTAATAAAAGACTATACCCCAGGAGAATTAAAATTAATTAAGAAGTTGCTATCAACAAAACTAGCGTTTATTATATTTGAGTCTACAAGATATAGAATGAAATATTTAGAACGTTATGCATTTGAATTTATCCCTGACATTACAAAATTGTCACAGTTTCCAGAGACGATTACGGACGAAACGGTGGCAGATTACTTTAAATTCACTACGATGGAGAGAAAATACATTAATACCTTTATGAAAAAGAAGTATGAGAGTTTTAATCATTAATTAGTTTTTTTTTAAAAATTTGCCAGTATAGGCACAATATGCCCAAAATAGGGAGAATCCAGCAAATATAGCACTTGAAATTGCAGCAATAACTCTAGGTGATTCCAAAGATGTAAATAATCCACCAAAATATGAAAATATGGTTACTAAAACCATTAATATTAAAGCCGCGCGTACATTTACTTGCTTATTTTTCCAATAAAAACGCAGTGCCGGTAAAGCAAGTGGTGGTAAAATCGCCAAAATAGTAGTTCCTATTGCAGTCTTATAATCTTTAACTAATCCAAAAGGGACTAGTAATGCCGATAGTGCAACTCCGGCCCCAAGACCTAATGCTCCATTCATAAATCCAGCTAAGGCAGCGACGATTGTAAATAGACCCCATTCCTTTAAAGTGGTCATTTTATATTATACCATTATTATATAATCATGGGAATAGCTCAATATATCGAAACGTTCATTATTGCCGGGGCAACGGTGACAGGAATCAATTACGTGGGAAATAATATGAATGCTTTAGCAGCAGGTATTATTTCAGGAGTACCAATCAGTATACCTTCAATGCTATTAATTAATGGGAGGAAAAATAGGGAAAAGTTCATTTGGTCTGCTTTTATAATGGTTACTTGGTTAGCCATTATTACAGGTTTTTGCGCATTTTTATTTAATCATTTGAAACTCAACGCAACTTTGGCTGTAAGTGCGAGTTTTATATCTTGGTGCATTGGAGGCTATATTTATTACTTATACATTAGTAAAAAGAAGCACCAATAAACAATAATATAACTCTATTATATACGATGCCTAGAACGAGATCCAAAAGAAGAACATCAAAAAGGAGAAAAAAGGGGACGCGGAGATCTTCGCTTGTGAATCCTCTATACTGGAGGGACAATTGGAATGTTACATAATAAAGCAAAGGGATTGATACCAATCAAAGGTAATCTAAATAGACTCGTTACAAATATGAATATTCAAAAGAAAATGAAAATTAAATACTATATTGATCAAACGAAAACCCTTATTGATAGTTCTAATTTACAAACTGGAGATATGAAGGCTATCTTAGAGAAACTCCTTGCAAACTACTATAAATATGATAGTTTTATTGTCATTCATGGCACCGATACACTTGCTTATACTGCCTCAATGCTTTCATTCTTTTTAAAAGATTGGAATAAGCCTGTGATTGTTACTGGATCCCAAATTCCTCTATTTGAATTTAGAAATGATGCAACCAGAAATATAATTGATTCTGTCATCGTTTCCTTGATGAGGATTAATGAAGTAATGATTGTGTTCGGTGGTAAAATATTGCGCGGCAATCGGTCTTCTAAATATAGTTCTACTGATTTTGTTGCATATAAATCACCTAATTACGGACCAATTGGCGAGATAGGTGTATTTATTAATATTTATAAAAATAAATTATTGGGAGATAAAAAACAACATTATAACATTTTTCCACCATTGCCGCGAATTCCAGGTAATTGGAATCTTAATCGATGGAATAGTGACATTAAAATTTATACCTTGACTCTATCTCCAGAACAAAATGCTACGCCCTTGGAAGCTATGATAGATCTCAACCCACAAGCAATTATACTTAGAACATACGGTATCGGAAATGCACCAGTGGGCGATAAGAGATTTATGGATACTGTCGCAAGAGCCGTTCGTAAAAATATCCTTGTTGTAAATACAACACAATGTGTGAATGGAGGTGTAAATATGACGTTCTATAACACAGGAAAACGAATGAAGGAGGTGGGTGTTATAAGTAGTTTTGATATGACGCCAGAAGCCGTATATATGAAATTATTCTATCTATTGCAGGTTTTGGGAACTCATAACGTACCCTTGATTAAAAAATATTTCAAAACAGATATTGCCGGTGAATTGACCTCTGATAAAACCAATGTTCATATTGAACACTATCTAAAATCGTATTTTAATCAGTACCAAGAGCTATAATTTATTTATTAATCCAAATAAATAAATTGAAAATGATGTAAAATAACAAATGAATGGTATTCATGGCACATCCTGGAGAGAAATTCTATATTGGAACGACTCGTTTTAATAATTTAACCTTCTCAGAAAACAAAAACTGGCGCATTAAACATAATTGGGAAGGATGTATTTATGGCGTTAATAAAAAGATTTCACCCACAATTCCCAATAATGCTTTAATTTATGTGCTGGAAATGAACAATGACACTAATACGATTGAAGGAATCGGTTTGATACGAAACTACATAAATATGGAAAAACGTGTATGTATTTATAGATCCGATCTAAACTATAATAGATATGTCTATAACAGTAGTTATAGGATAGATAAGAAAAATTTTACATCTCCGAAGATGATAACTTTATTGGAACATATAGTATTCACGGGCTCCGGACATTACAAGAGAGGTCAGGGAGTGACAACAATCAATTGGAATAATTTTAATACGAAAACGATCCATGTCTTGAAGCAGTTCTTTCAAAAGCTGTTTAAGCCTTCAGATCGGTAGCGCGGTACTTTCTGCGAGTGGTATAGAAGTCCGGCTCAATTACGGCTACAGTTTGGGAATATAGTACACTAATTTTTGCTAATTCATCATTAGCATAATCCCTTAGGGCTTCACACCGATGAAGATTGCGCTGTACCGCTTCTACTCGCGTTTCACCCGCATTTGTCGCTGTAACAGAATGCATAATATCACGAATACTCTCAGTAAATACTGTGTTCACAAGTTCATAAATCTGCAGAATAGCCGTTGATTTTTTTCGCTTTTTATCTTTCCTGATTAACTGACTTCGCATATCATGTTCGGTGATCTCATTCAGAATATATTTGATTCTCATTTCCTCATTATTTTCGGCTCCATTGCAAATTCGCCTTATCCGATCCAGTTCCACATGAGCAAAATGACTGCATGCACGATGTAGACCAACCGCTACCCTTGTTAGCATTTCAGTATCACTGTACCCAACACTGGATGTTCTATTTCTGAACGCGTAAGGAGTGTTCAATCCACGCATTATCTCTTGCCTATAACTATACAGTGGGGGTAGCCCACCGCACATAACTGCGCCTGGGACATTAACTGCGGGCGCACCAGCTCCTGTGTTTTGCCAGGCATAGAAGTGTGGATTATGAATAACCCCCGTCACTTTAAGACCCGATCGCCAACTGAAAGCCGTATGGCACTGTGTACACCACATCTGATCACAACCTTCAATCTTATAGATTTGGGCACCACAACTCGGACACGGACGCGTTTCTTTCCTTATCATCTCTGCCGTCTTAAGATCCTCCTCCTTACATTCATGAGGAATTATCTCACCACCTTCATCTGTCTCTTTAATTACAAAGCATTTAGAACAAACATGGGTATCACAGAGTCCACATTTCCATTGTGTGGATAGGAAACCCCTACATCCTTCCGCTGGACAAGCTTTTATAAATTTTCGCTTTTCTTTGACACCACCACGCCGCCTTAGATAAAGCTCGCTATTCAATGTGGACTGTTGATGTTTAAGAGCATTTGCTTGACGTTGAAGTTCGCGAATTTGATCTTGTAAATCTTTTGACTTTGATTCCAAAGTTTGACAGATTTTGTAGTTTTCAACTGCCGGCATGGTTTCCGGTAACCGACTCTTTTCATTATCAAATAAGACCTTCTGACGGTGTTTTTTATAAGTAGTGTTGACCCACGTCCTTCCAGTAGACTCAATTAAGGTATCAAGTTCCCACCTACGATTACAGTTTAGGCAATGGGCATCATCGCTGCGTCCCATTAAATAGGTACGAATACAGGTGCGACAAACCTGAAATTGACAGGATGGACATGTCGCCTTGTGTCGCGTTGATTTATTATAGTTTTCGCAACAAATAGCGCAAATCTTGTTGTCAGTGTTATCCATTGTGGGCTTCTTATATCTATAATAGATAAGATAACTAAAATCAATTTTATTATCTAAATTTTATATATAAATATGGCAGCAAAAAGGTCGGCAAGCGCAAGAGAAGATAGAGGTATGTATGTACCTATAGAGCAATATATTACATCTATGCTAGCAGAAGATCGTGCTATTAACGAGCGGGGCGTAAAGGTACCAGATATGAGAACACTTAAAATATACGCAAATCCAGGCGTACTCAGATGTTTAGGATTTAGAGCAGCACCGGATGGTGATATAAATGCTGCATTAGGAAAGGGAGGCGCCCTAAGAAAAACAGCAGGTGTATTCGCCGCACTAACAAATAGAGGTTTGCCTCCATCTTATATACAAAGTGTCATAGATGACGATACGGAACTAGATGTGTTCAATCCGGAAGAAGATAGTCCGGTTAATTTGGCTATTGCACAATATGATGGACAAGACGGTTCTGGTGGTCTTAGAGGATTTGCACTTCTACAGGTTAAAAACGGTGATGGAACGATAGTAAGAGCGGCAGATCAGGAGTGCAGTAAAGAGTCGGCTACAATGGAACTTTTAGTTCTTGGCAATGCGGCAGCGAGAGTATACTCAAAAAAGGGTCCAAGAAGTCAGCGATCTACACCACGAGGTGGTAATATTATTCGTTGTGTGCAATTTTTGGGTAGGGAATTAAGAAGGGGTATTTTTCTTTTTGGACTGGAAACAGTAGTACCATTGTATGAATATTTCGGATGGAGAATAACAACGTCTGCGAGAGAGGCGACAGAATCTATTTGTCCAATTCCCGAACATATGCTTTTAAGATCGGGTAAAGCGCCATCGAATATAGGTGCATTTATGAAAAAATACGGCTCTGATAGAGATACTCATAATGCGAAACAATTAGCGGCTCGTCAACAAGATTTTCCAGGAACAACGGCAGAGGAGATAGATGATGAGTATGATGCGAGATTAACTCGCCTTTTAGGTGCTATCCAGGGCAAGAAGCACTATGCAGAGATGCTGAAGGGGGCTGATGTGGGACACGCAACGGAATCAAAAGCCGAAGCGGTCGCAGAGGCAAGGGAGGCGGCTCGCGATCAAGGTTATGCAATGTTGCTTTGTCCTCAGTTGAATGTGTATTCGGAGCAGTACGGAGATGCTGGTGACGGAAAGAAGGCAGCAGCAAAACAAGGAGGAAGAAGAAAAAGAAAACGTACAAGGAAAAGGGCACTAAGAAAAAGACACCGGCGTACGAGACATAAGAAAAAGCGTAGAAAGACCCATAAAAGAAAGAGGAGACGCAGAACAAGGAAAAGACGGCGTTAAATAATTAGTTTGTATTTTTTATTGAATATAAAATACAAATAATATATAATGAGTATTAAACAACCAGATTTTGATATTGAAAATTATAATCTAGAAGAGTTATTGGACATATTTGGAATTGAATCACCGGTTCAAAAAGAAGCAATCATGGGGATTGCGGCTGATTTTATTAAAAAATATAAAGAACTGGGACAATCGAAGTATGTAGAGTTCTTTTCCAAAGGTATGAATAAGTTGCTTTCTAACTTTGATCAAGTTGAAGGTATACTAGGAAAAGTAGAAAACTTACTGGATGAGGTTGAAGAGACGCGAGAATCTCTAACAGAACAGGCAGGAGAAACAATAGAAGATTTGTCCAATACATTTCAGCAAGTAAGAACACAGGCAAAGGATTTTATTAATCCACCTGTAGAGGACGCTGCGCCTAATATTCTGAAAAATCGGTATTATGATGCGCAGAGAGTACAGACAAGATTAGGTGAAGGTGTAGTGATGCCAAACCGCTCGGATTATACGAATGTACCTACGGATGGCGTTGGCGCGCATGCGCCTCAGCTACAAAACAGATTATTTTTACCCAATGCTTATGCGCAAATACCATTTGCACAAGGATATAGAAATCCCACATTACAGAATGCATTCCTAACATGGGTGAATGTTGACAGTCAATATCGGGAAATATTACCAACCGGGATTAGCTCTGCTTCCTGTCCAGGATCACTTTATGATCCATCAAATAATATCTATCAAGCGGATAGTCCAACAGATTTTACCTTTGCATTGGCGAACCCTATAACAAATGTTTTAGCTATGACTGTAGGAAGTATTGAAATTCCCATGGGCGGTTATTATACCTTCTCAGACAAATATGGAAATACGACTTTTGAACTTAATGTAGATAACAACACTATTTGTCTTAAGATACCAGAAGGAAATTATGATGCTCCAGGTCTACAAGCAATAATGAATACGGTTTTACTTAACGGTTATGATGCGATTAATGGTCCAGTTGCTGCTGCGGACCCACGACCACAGCTGATTGTAAATGCAAGTAATCAAAAGATATATCTTTTTTGGGGTACTAAGATTGAAGGAGCGACAGCCTCCACTCTCCCCGCACCGCCGTCTCACGATATATCCATAAAATGGTTTGAAAGAAATCGCTGTGGAAATTGTAAGAATTGTATACCTACATGTACCAAAACAGTATATGACACAGAGATGATGCTGGGACCTACCGGTCCTACGGGACCAAATGCCCGTGAAGTAAAACGCGAGAACAAAGAACATGCCTGCTCGGATAAAAATACGGGAAAAAAGATCAACTCTACGCTTGGATGGACATTGGGTTTTCGGGAGGCTGAATCTAAATTTGTCAAAACATTTGTTCCGACAAATCCGGTAGCGGACACTTCCTTTAATTTAGTAAGTGTAGGGAGTGATAAGACTTATTATGGAACATTTGGCACATGTGTATGGAATGAGTTAGGTACAAAATATCTAATTCTTGAAGTAGATGATTTCAATAGAAATAGAAATAGTGGCAATATGGGGACAATGTCAATGCCTGCCTGTACTGATAGTTTCAAATTACCTACATATGCTAAGCAAGTTTCACAAATTTATCCAATTTGTGATCCTTCTGGGAATATTCAACGTTTTCCAGATCCAGGTGATATAAATGAGAAAGATCCACCACAACGAATTAAATTTAGTGCATCGGAAATTAATAATGCACTAGATGCTGGACCTGTTGCAGAATTTGGTCCCGCGGAATCAACGTGGGAACAGACATTAAAAAATGATAGTTATGGAGAAGGGTGTGGAGGAACAAAAAAATCTTACTATGAAAAATTTAACCGCGCATGTAGGAAAGGAACGCCAGCGAATCCGGTAGCTATTCGTGGGGAAGATACGTTAACGAAGGCACAAAAGTATACGGCTCGTGAGATAAGGGGGACACAGCAAAATAGTTGTGTGAATCAATATTACGCACCCCAGTCATCAAATATTTTATTCAGATTTCCAGTCCAGCGATTATCGCAGAATCAGCAGGCTCCAATTATTACTCCGGGTCCAGGAATGGATTCGGGAAGGAGATATTTTGGACCTGTTACGATAGAAAAATTAAAGGTACGAATCTTAGACGATAAGGGTTATGTAATAGATTTAAATTGTGCCGACATATCGTTTTCTTTGATTTTAGAGAGATTATATCAATATTAAACAATGGTGCAGCATTTTGGACAATGATCGGTATTAAAATAGTAACAATCACGACCTTTATTTCCATTTAGCTTAAGTTTTTTTGACTCCTCATAAGCCACAGATCTTTTGATACCACACCCAGGATTTTCTTTATCCATGGTATCATAAATAGTCGTAATTAATTTTTTAAAAGATTCTTCCACATTTATATCATTTTTGCAGCTTGTCTCACTATATAATAAATTATGTTTATTTGCGTAATCCTTCGCTTCCAATGTAGATACTATCCGTTTGTTCCTATCTATCTTATTTCCAACTAACATAATAATCATAGGATCATCCGAAGCTCTGTTTCTTGAAATTTCCTGCCTCCAATACTCCGCTCTTTCGAAAGAACTACGCCTTCCAACATCAAAAAATATGACGGCAGCTGCAATGCCTTTGTAATAATTTGTGATAATAGAAGCAAACTTCTCCTGACCAGCTGTATCCCATATATGGGTTTTTATAACGGTATGATTCTGCAGAATATTCACCTTGCAGCGAAAATCAACACCGATTGTAGATTCGTGGACATGATTGAAAGAATTGTTTACTAATCGGTCAGCATATGAAGTTTTTCCCGCATTGGTATCCCCTACAAGGATGCATTTGTATAAGTAATCATACGACATTCTTATTATATAAAAATATAATAATAATATAGATGGGCGATACTAATAAAATGACAAACGCAAAAATTTATGCGATTCATTACTTAGACAATGGTGGGGAAGCATCATCATTTCCACGGCGACATAAAGATCTGTACAATGCAATTCAACAAGAATATAGAAGGAGAATAAATGTAGAAATAAGGCATAAAATGGACAAGGAGCAGAACTTTAAGAAGAAAATCTATAAGAAATTTAGAGTCAATATCAAAACGGAAGTTAAACCGATAGAATTATATAATTTTCTAGGGAAATTGTCTACTAATCAACTTTTATTGCTGCTCCATGGAAGGAAGGGAGATAAATAAGCGAAAATTTGCCTAAATATATATACGAGATAGGGGAGGGCGGCAACTATGGCAGGTTGTCCATGGTAGAAAATAGTGATAACGAAACCCCCATACATCCATATCTTCAAAAATATCCAGAATAACGCCGGAAATTGGTTCGCCGCATAGTATACATTTTTTATCCGTTTTTCGCAATGGAACAAGATGGTCAATTCTTATTTTTTTACCAGTAATTTCCCTTTCATGTAATGATCTCAACATTAATATCTATCTATATTATATCATGCTACATACTATTGCAAATAGTGATCATCACTATGCAATATATACATTGGGATTTTACATTGTGTTTTCCGCCTACTATATTGTAGATAGTTTACTGCTTAAAATAAGTCCAAAATATCTAGCTCTAGATAATGAAAAGAGAACATATGTTGTGAGTAATATAATAAAATCGCTATTACTGGGTAGTATTACTCCAATTGCCGGTACAATTTTATATCAAACGATGCATTTGGATCAATGGAATAATAATTTGATAAAGAATATTGGTATATTATATGCCATTCCGGATGGTGTATCCCTTGCACTTGTGAATAAGATGCATATGACTACGAAAATACATCATATCATCGTATGTATTTTCAATATGATTTCTATTCATAACAATTATGAAGAGGAAAGTATAGTAAGGTGTATGGTTATCTATGCCTGCTTCAGTTGCTTTGCTTTTATAGTTAATCTCTTGCTAGGTGTTAGATTTCTCCATGACAATAAAAAGATAGGTATTTTTATGGCACGAGCTTCTATGTATATTTATGTACTATGTTGTCTTGTTAATTGGGCGTGGCATGGTAAATATATCCATACCTTGGTAGATAAATGTAACGGCGGTTATTGTCAAATAACGATACCGGCTTATTGTGGAATGATCATGATGTTAGCATGGGATGATATAAAACTCAATCATTGGCTTTATAAGGAATCAAAGATTGAATGTAAGAAAATCAAAGATCAGTAGTGTTAGTTACTTAGCTGTATTTTCCAGTCACTTATCGATTGAATTATGATGGACGGATCCTCTATATTGTAGAGTGCAACTTTTCCTCTCCACTTTCCAAACTTCCGCCAGTTATTAGTAAACTGCTTGTATTCTTGACAGCCATCGTCAAACAAAATAATTTTGTAAGATGTCTCCCCTGGGGGAATATATGACCACTCAGGACTATACAACTTATTTTCCATAAATAGTTAAATAACATAGATTATATTTAACTATCTTTTTCTAGTAGATTTATCCCATTAATTCTTAACTAACCAGTCTTCAGGTAAGCATACATGAGTAAAACGCCTTTTCATCGTATAATCATCCAATGGCTCAATAACTACTGATTTTGGACCATCGTGTCTGCCGTGTAGTATCTTACTGTGTGAAAGACCCTTTTTATTTTCAGTCCATACAATAGCTACATGACCCATATCTTTAGGATTGTAATCTTGAAGTAGCAATGTACCTTTTGGATATGTTTTACTGTAATTAATTTCGTGAAGCCTTTTTTTATCTTTGAAATAGTGAAACCATGCGCCACTGCCACCTGGAAATACATCTTTCCATTTGCCTCTTTCAGTTGGAATTTTTAAACCCAAATGGCGTCTGATTAAATTGGTAACACCAACACAACCAAGACCTCCTTTTTTAACGTCTTCTATTGAAGGGGCAGGACCATCTCTATTCCAAAATGGACATGAATCTTTGGTTGGAGCTTTACTTGAGACAGAGTATTTAATTCCTACAAGTTTTTCTGCATATTGTAAACCCTTGGTATTTTTAGGATTAGCCATTGCTCTACTTGCTTCTCTTGTCTTTATATGAATATCTTTTTCCCACTAGTTTGATTATTATTTTAAATTCTCTAAATACTTGGTTGCATCTAAAATGTTATCAAAAATAGGTATATTATATTTTTTTGCATGTTCTCTTAAATATTTTGTAATTTCCATAACTGTTTTTAAATTTAGATCTTTTCTTTTTGATAAATATTGCTTGTGTAGTTTTTCTGGTATTATAACAATAGCATCCGCTTTATAATCCCAAAATAACGCACCTATTATACGGTATCCTAATAGTTTTGTTTGTTCAGACATATAATCTGCTCTTGAATAATTTAATCTAAAATCATCTTTATTTTTATTATTAAAATGATGTTTAACACCTAGATCGCGAAATAAATCATCTTGATCTATCCAATCTTTCTTACTTCCTTTTTGATTTCTTATAAATGTAGTTTTACCAATTCCCGGTGGTCCTAATATGACGTATCCTTTATCATGTTTAATATATTTTTTATCATATTTTGAATATACAGCCGCTCCATCGTTAAACATAAATTTTGCCTTTGTATGGCTCCCTCCTCTCTTTTTCAGGGTCTTACCCGCCTTCCTTCCTCCTTGGAACGCTCCTCTTCGGCTTCCGTAAATCTCATGTAATGGCATATTTTTTTCGTAAAAACCTTCACTGTAGTTGAAAGTATAACCTGGACCTTTCTTTCGGAGACAGGTTCCAGCAGGACTACATTTATTGGCCATTCTCGCGGCAGGGTCGCGAGTTTCCGGAGCCGGACGTTCCACGCCATCATTTTTCCCGTTTTCATCCTCGTCGGCTAAATAATGCTTAGCACAATATTCGTCAGCTTCCTTTTGCGTCACATTCTTATCCTCGTCAGGACCAGAATCTGTCCGAGAACCCAGATGAAGTTTACATAGATTTAGTTTTCCACCCTTTCTTTTTCTTCCCTTTTTGTGAGTTTGTCTAGTAGACTTCCATTTTTGTAATCTCCGCCTACTGCATTTTGTTAATTTTGCCTTTAATTTTCTTGTTTTCCTACGAAGTCTTCTAAGTTGTGCTTTACTGCCTTTATAACAGATCATGTTTTTTCTCAATCTTTTTTTACTACACCTTTTCTTCTTTTTTCTTCCGCCTTGTTGATTATTGTTTTTGTAATTTACCATTACTATACTATATCTTAATAAATTAATCCCAAGAGCTCAAAAATAGAACGCACGTGCGACTCTTGATCGGCAACGCATTCAATCATATCTTGCTCAAATTTTTTAATCTGCTGCCGCATTTTATTCCAATTGCGTTTTATAATAGGAATGCTATTCTTTAATTTCTCTTCAATCTCTTTCCTGGAGAGATCAATAGAATTTGTACCTAAAATTAGCTTAAATAAGATGACAGCCAACGACAAATTCTCCATATTACTAGATATATTATGAAGAAAGAGGATGGGCTTCTTATCTCTAACTTCAAGATGGAAATCCTCTCTGGAGCAGATTCCACTTTTTAGACTGATAAGAATACCGCATTTGATATCGTGATTTGTATCGATATCTCTATAGAATTTTTCAATTTCGGGTTTTGTGACATTATTCTTATAATTTTTTGTTTCAATAAGCATGATAAAATCATTTTCTTTAAATATAAAGTCACCTCGCCCAGTTTGTTTATGTGTGTCTTCAATCTCAGCCTTAGGAAATCTACGATTTAATTCACACAAAGTAAAATTTTCTCCTACCTGTCCTATAATAGTAGAATTTTGAGTTCTTGCAATTAAGGCTTCTTTCGCTTGTTTTTCTACCTGCAGTCTTTCTTCATATTCCGCACGAAGTCCCTTCATCCGATTCTCCCAGTTTGTTTCTCGCTCTGTCGCCCTTTTATCAAAAATAGCATAAGCATCCTTAAAAGCATTGCGGTTTTCTTGATTTAATGCTGATATTTTCTGATCCTTTCTCTCCAATTGTTGTCTAAGATCACTAATTTCGTTTTGAAAACATAGATGTGTCTGTTCTTTTATTTTCCCTGACACCTCTAATAATTCGCGCCGATGCGTATTTTCTAGTAATTGATTTTTAGTTTTCTCTCTACGGAGTTCTTCTTTTATTTCAGCAAGTATCCTATCATTTCTCTCCTTTTCCTTTTCCATTCTTTGCTGCCATTCTTCATTATCCCAACCCTGCATCATCTTACTACCCATATTGATAAAACGTGATCCCAAACTAATACTTTTAATCTGGTCACATTGTTTCATTTGTAGAAATTTGAGAACAATCTCATTAGCCGGCAAACAAAAGGTAATGGATTCGCCTTCAAAAGACATTTAAATATAGTTAATAAAATGTTTCTATTTCCATTTATATAAAGAAATATGAAGTATTATATATAGTATGGCTACGAGAGCAGCGGGTATGGCTATAGAAATATTTAAAAACAGTCGGAGTAAAGAAAGAGCCGATATGATATTAGAACCTTTACAGGTGATGATAAGATTAGCAATTTTGGGATTTTGTCCAATAGGAACCAAAATAAATATAAGTCAGAACACATTATACTTGCATGAACCATCATTATGGCAAGGAGCTTGGCGATGGTTTGAAGGCGATTCAAAAGACGACCTTTACTATCTTTTCCACGCGATTAGAAGATTTTATAAATGGTACAAGGATAAGGATAATGAAATCTATAACTATATTTTGGAATTAGCAAAGATAGGAATTAAAAAACTAATTGAGACTTATCAAAAAGCGGACAAGCAATCTATATTACATACATTGTCATTGTATCATAATATACTGGAATTGAATCAACCAGATTTATTTAAAAAGGATGAGGATGATGAGTCTGTGAATATTGATAAGGTTTTTAGTAAAGTAACAGAGCTATATGATAATAGAATTCTAATGGCTATTTTTAGTGTATTCAAAATCTTGAAAGAAACAACCAATAATGCTGAAAAGGTGCAATATATTACTGGTTTACATTCAATACTTGCGCCCACAGAAGATCATATCAGAACCTGGATTCAAACGAACTTGACGCTATAGAGTAAATTGATTTGATTAAACTATCATAGTATCATATTACACCATGTCTCTCATTGATTCGGCAACCAGCTTGAAAACCAATTGGAAACCATTTATCCTTCAGCTTTTGAGTGAACATCCAGAAATAGAACAATATTATCAAGATGAATGTAGCAAATTTAAAGATACGTTACCTATCTATCCCAAACCGGAACATATATTTCGTTGTTTTGACTATTTTGATACCGATGATACAAAAATAGTCATTTTAGGGCAAGATCCTTATCATGGACCTGATCAGGCGATAGGTTTATGTTTTGGTGTTACCAAGAATGTAAAGGTGCCGCCTTCCCTTAAAAATATTATTAAAAAGCTAAAATCGGAATTCGGTTCAACAGCCGCAGCAGAATCTCCCTCTCTGGAGCATTGGGCTAGACAAGGTATACTAATGTTAAATACCGCATTAACTGTTAGGCACAAAACGCCTCTTGCCCATATGAAGAAATGGCTACCTTTTACCAAGGCGGTAATCAAGTATCTAAAAACTCATGGTAAAAATATTGTATTTGTAGCGTGGGGAGCTTTTGCACATGGCATTTTAGCCGACGTGGGCGAGGACCATCATTTAATAGTCAGTTCTCACCCCTCACCACTTAGCTTTTCTAGAAAATACAAAATTTATCCATCCTTTAAAGATGCAGAAATTTTCGCGGCAATAAATAAACTAGTAGAAGTACCTATAGATTGGTAGAAAATTGAAGCTTTGGGGTATTTGTTGGAGAAATATATAGAACACACAAGTATGCCGAAAACCAAGGATGGAAAGCGCCGGACAGGCAAAGATAAGCGTCGCCGTACTTTTAACAAATATGGTAAAAATACTGCTCGTGGACTGCGTCACATTGTGGCTCAGCAGCAAGCCCATGAAAGCAAACAAAATGCACAGCAAAAAAATAGCACTAAAAAAAAGTAACCAAAGTGGAGTTACTCCCCGTTATAGATAGTTGCTTTAAATGGCAACCCTATCTTGCAGGGCTTTCTCCATATGAACACCACATCCGGGGTTTTAAATTCTAAATGTCTAATTTCTTCAGTAACATCTTTTTTATTTTCTAAAATAGTTAGTTTATCGGTGATATCTAATATATATGTCGGCGTTGTAGAACATATATGAAAGCCAGCCGTATCACGAATTAGTTGATATTTGCCCCTTCCGAATCTTTTTCCATCTACCTTCATTTGAAATAGGCGTACAAAAAATTGAAGTGGTCTAAGAAGTATAGATTCATAAGTATCCCGCCCCAAAATCCTAGAATCGCAACCCAACCACACTTACTTAAACTCAAAAATGACGACTCTTTCCTGTATCAACGCCGTGAAAAGAACGGATGGATGCCGTGACGAGAATGACAATTTGATGCGACCCCCTGTCGCGCCACTTTACATGGATGTTTCCTTTGCGGGAGACCGCTCTGGCTCCATGTGTTCCACGCAAGGCGGTTCCCAGACCGGCGCTGTGGACTACATCAAAAAGCAGGTGGAAGCTTCAAAAACGCTGAATTGCCTCCTCGGCTTTCACATTGACTTTACGACGTTTGACGACATTATCGAGAAACCCTACTCAGGCGCAGCATCCGAGGTCACTGCTGGCGTATTGGACATGCTTCGCAAAGCGATGACGCCACGGGGTTCCACCCGATTATACGATGCCATCTTGGACAGCCTGCGGCGTCAGATGTCCCGCCTGGAAACTAAATTCGCATCGCTTCCATATGAGGTTCGCTGCCTTGTCAAGGACCAGCCTTGGCTTTTCGGAGCGGCATGCACCCCAATGACTGACGGTTACGACAATGCGTCGGCTCATGGAGCTGATCAGGAGTCGCGTGTTGCCTGCATGAACTTCGTTCACAATTATTCTGCTACTGGGATGGTGCTCGCTGCAAATCGCGATGCTGCCGAACTGGCTATTGAGCTTGGACTTGACCCCGAGGCGGCACTGCAAATGGGTACCACCGAAGTAGAATGTCGCAATGCCATGTCTAGCGCTGCTGCTGCCCAGCTGCGATGTGCTACTTCTGGTGGCGCAGTACCGCCGCCGGCAACCCGCTACTTTACTCAGCTTGAAAGGGAGACCTCATGCTCTAGACCCGCTATGGTCACTCCGCCGCCCAGTTCCTATAGGGCACAAACTTGCCCTAGCAGGTGGGGAGCACAATCGCCGATTCCGCGAATGAGGCGCGGGGATCCTTCCCCAGTGCCTGTCGCGCTGTTGCGCGCCCCAGTGCTCGGACAGAACACTGTCGTGAGCAACAGGTAAATCAAAAAAAATACCACTTATATATAATGGGAGCTTCGTTATCGTTAACATTATCTTATCATTATGCATATTCTCGCAAACCGCCTAGCATGTATCCATTATCTAGGCAAAAAAAATGCCCTTGTACAAAACTTTTTTATACCCAACTTGAAGAGCCCGAGAAAACCATCACCTTAAGAAAATTGAAATGACTTTTTGATATAGTAGTAAGTACAAACGCCTAACAAGATTGAATTATAACTTATGTACACAACAACTACCGCTACTCGCGAAAAAGTCCTTAAGGCTGTTGCTGCCACCCACCGTGCGATGGAACGGCATGCGTGCTCTAAGAGCCAGTTCAAGTTCAAGTGCTTCTCTTGTGGAGGGATGATCCACCGCGGCGACAAGATCACTCGCTGTCACAAGGCGAACGCCGGGATGACTCTTCGGTACAGGGGAGCAGGTGGCGAATGTGGGCTCACTATGGCTGAGACTGTCTTTTACCAGGCTGAGACTGGTAAGGACATGTGGGTCCATATCGGCTGTAATCCCTGCTACTGGGACGAAGGTTTTGATAACGGCGACGAGTCTTCTCCTCCTGGTCTACGCGTGGTGCCAACGGAATGGGGCTGTAAGATTGATAGGGAGTGGGAGGACTGGACCAGCGGACCTGGCGGCGAATCGTGGCTCATTATGGGGGTCCCCTACTTCCTTAAGGTAAAGGGGTATCCCAAGGAGAAGTCTATGAAAAAACGCATCGTCCATGCGGTCACGCGATTTCAGGCTCTCTGGCGAGGATACATCAATAAAAAAGCTTATCCAATTGCCCGCCTAGATGCGATAGCAACAAGGGTCCTCAACGAAGCTGGACTGCAAGACGAGGAGATTGAAGCTGCTCTTTCCTACCGACAACCGACTTGTTGGGAGGAAGAATGGCGACAAAATAACGCCCGACGAAACTGGCTTTGGAGCGGAGAGGGAAGGGAAGAGAAACAAATCCAGGTTGGAGAGAATTATGAGATTCTCATGGATCGTGGAAAATCAAACGAGGCGGTATATAGTGCCGAAGTTATTAGGGTAGACACGGGAATTTATGTGCCACGATGGGTTTCCGTCAAATTTCATTATGATGGCGAGGTGAGAGACTATCGTCAAAGGAGGTTTTGGAAACTGGTAGAGGAATGTTATAACTTCAAGGAGCAAGTGGGCATTGAGGCAAAAATTATTGGAAAAATTTCCACTCGGTACCGATATAAAGGACAGGATTCTACCTAATAACTAGACCAATTCTAGTTTCATAAAATATATTTTTTAATATTTTTTAAGAAAATTGAAGTAAATACTTATCAAAAAGTGAGAAGCACACACACACACACAATCACAGACGACCAAAATGCCTGGTACCTTTATAACTGCTTCCGTAAAAAAACTTGCTTCTAGCCGAGCACCCCTTTTCGGCTCACTCTTCCAAGATGGCAAGCTTGGAGCCTACATCGCGGAAAACACCGTGGATCCCTGGGTTGGGACTAACTTTGCAGGCTACGCCTTCATGAATCCTAAGCAAAAAGGGGAATTCGGGGAGCGTTTTATCACTGCCCTTGCGCGCCAAGGAGGACACGACGTTCAACGTGCTCACTCAGCGACCGCAGGATATGATCGCATCATTAATGGCATGAAGGTGGAGATCAAATTCAGCTTGGCGACGCGAGCGAAGTTTCAAAAACCGAAACCGACTGGTTACTTGGCTCTCAAGATGGTGCAGCTGAAGGAAATCCTGCGAGAGAGAAAGCTCACGCTGGGCGGCAACAAGGCGACTCTAGTTGCTCGCCTTGAAGAGTGGGATATGGCGCATCAGGTAGGAGAGGAAAAGGCAATTGTTCCGCCGCCCAAATCCGCTACAAATAGCGACTGTGGTGTTACCACCGATTCCTTCGTAATCAACCATGTTTCCAAAGCCAAGGACTGGGATCGGCTTATCTTTTGCGGTATAAATCCAAGGGAGGAGGATCTGCGACTGGTTTGGTTCACGAGGGAGGATTTCACCAAGCACGTGGAAAGCGCAACGACTAGCTGCTTTAACACCCAGCAAGGAGGGAAAAAAATCAAGAACGACGACTATATGTGCACCGATATCCAGACATTGTTGAGCTACGATTGGGTGCACCAAGGCGCCGAAACCGCATTTACCAAATAAATCTTCAAAATCAAAAAAAATAAAGGCAAATTGTATATAAAAGTCCTTTTTTTTTTCATAAAACCGAATTAAAAGAATAAGAATAGTATTTATATAAATGGATGATAAAAAGGAGAAAGAACAACAATTTACATGTCCGCAATGCAAGTTTGTTACAAAAAATTCTAGAAGTATGCAAAAGCATCAGTGGACGTGGCATCCATCAAATAATATCGAGAGAGCATGGGCAAAACACGCCCGAGAAGGATTTATGAATTGGACAGGAAGTTCATATTATGAATCATATGGTCCATATTATTGAAAAAATTGAATACATGTATTTTTTATAAAAATATTGTAATTTCACCATGTCCGAGACTCTTTACGATATCCCCCCATGCGCCAAAGGCGTCCTGCAAAATTTACTGAGCAATGGCACAACGCTAACAGCAGCTATAGCCGAACTCCTTGACAATGCTGTTACAGCAAATGCAAAACACGTGAAGCTCACTCTAGCCTCATTAGATGGTCAATATTATTTGATTGTGGCGGATGATGGCATTGGTATGGACAAAAACAAACTTATTTCCATTCAAAAATCTTATCAATCTCGGAAACCTGTGATGGAGGGGCAGCGGTGTGTTTATAAAGGAGCTGGAAGATTTGGTGTAGGTTATGCAGCAGCACGTGCGGTACTTACGAATAACTCAGGGACCACGATTATAATGTCTCATCACAAGCCCACGCCCGCGCATTGCGCAGACGAACATATGTACGATATGCTTGGTTTTGCCAAATGTTCTATGACTCTAGATATGAATCTTGAACAGCATTTTATGAAGGTTTGTCCGGGCGAAGATCTTGGTGAGGAATGTTCTCTATGGAAAAAATATTCAATTACGCCCCGAGAAAAAGGCACTATTTTCGCATTTCCTCTTACGTCAGAGAATGTAGATGAAATTAAAAGGGATCTTTTCAGTGAGAATTTGCGGTCTAATATGGCGTTGGTATTTGCAGATAGGTATTCTCAGCATCTATCTGGAGACTATTATAAATCTGATCAACCGCGGGTGCTGGAAATGTTGAATGGTGAAGGTAAAGATGATGTTGAACCTATCAAGCTAAATATGACTCTGCAAATTGAAGAGAGTAATAAAGTAGTAAGTTTGGATCCGATTCCTACAGCATGGGACTTTGCGCAGAAGGATGACTCGCATTTTAAAAGGAAGTTTACGTTTAAAAGGCTCAAAGAGCCATTTGAGTCCATCACGAGCGTAAATGGTAAAAAGGTCAACACAACAGCCAATATGGCGATTTATGATCATTCAGAAGCGAAGCATTCATTCATTCTAGAACATCAGGATATTGGAAACAAGGGGAAAAAGAAGCATGCTTCCAAGGATGTTGAGCGAGATTGGATTCAATATAATATGGCGGACCAAGAACTATTGCAAGTTTCTGCGGTACATATAGGTGAACTTGAGAATTTTATAAATTATCTCCGCCCGGTTCATGAAAAGTTGGGTATTAAAGTACCTTCTGTTCCACTACAGCGGAACCGAAACGGAAAGATTGTACACGATTCGCGTTATCCACTCGATGAATTGTTCCGACCAAAGTTGTCAAGAAATGGGTATAGATTGACTTTGGATAAGAGGGAAAAGGCAGAACAGACCCATGAGATATTCAGAACGCGTACGATTTATGAGTATTCCTTCCTTGCGACGCCCGAGAGGGATGAATGGATGGCAGTAGAGATTAATAAAATGAGGTCATCGCGGAAGAACATGAAGAATTGCATTATTGCTGGAATGTATCAAACCGAGGCAGCAATAATGGAGGGGCGCTTAAAAAATATCTATAAGGACATGGATAAGCCAGATACGGAAGCGAGTTCAGGAGAAACAGATAATGAGGATGATGAGGATGTTCAGGTGCCTGGTGCGGGTCTTAAGGATGGTGGGGTCTTTACGGGTTCTGATATTGCAACCGCGGAGGATGATGTAGAAGCGGTTAAAAATGCCCAAAAAACTACTACAAAGGTGCAGGCGAAGAAGAAGACTCCGGTTGTCGTATCCAATGTGCGACTAGGAAGCAATGAATTTACAACGAATAATGAAGAATCTTCGGAAGAGAGTGATGATGAAACGCATTATAGCGAGGAACATAGTGGCAATGAGGACGAGGAGGACTCGGTGACAATTTCATCTGATCTGCGAGTGGTAGAAGAATATGTTGCAGACAATGGCTTGAAGGCTAGCGAGGTTATTCATGCACTTGAACGAATCCAAGAGATGTCTAACGGGAGCTCCTTGGTAGCTGAAGTATTTACCGTACTCAACAAAGTCCATATGGCGCTATGGAACAAGTTTATAATTGCCAAAGGGCGAGAATCATACTTTAATAAATGGTACAAGGAACACCCTCTCCCGCTCAACCAACTATTTGACTCCATTACTAATATTATTACAGAATTCTATAATAATGACCGCGGTGTACTGGGAGGAGCTGATATTAAAACTCTATACAAAAAGTTAGAGGAAGAGGCGAACAGTCAATTAGAAGAGGAGAACTACTAAGTAAATAGCTTCTTATAGGAACCGTTGTGATAATGGTACACCAAAAAGGCAATTAATCCAATAATAACATCAATTAGTAGGGGTATAAAAGATTTTTTATTTTTATTTATAGCTAGATAAGTGAAGCAAAGATATAAAGCAGCATGAATGGGACGTAAATCATTCCACCATATTTTTTGTCCGAATGTTTCGCCGCCAGTTTTTCTATATCCTCCAAAGAATATGAATAGGAATCCTAATGCAGGAAATAGGGCAAGAAATCCCAAGTATGGGAGATATTTTGGAGAGATTTTATAGGATATCCATACAAATAGTGAACGAACAGTTACACAACCAAATAAAAATGCTATAAACCGTTTTTGAATAGTATTCATCTATTAAATATGAATATTATTATTATAATTCTTCTAGTCTGAGATTACATAGTTCAACATATTCTTCATTAATTTCATATGCTGTATAGGCAATGCCTAATTGCTTTGCTGCGACACATTCACTTCCAGAACCGGCGAAGGGTATAACGAGATAGGTATCTGCTTCCTTATTGATAGCAGCTTTAATTAGAGTATTACATAATCCTAGAGGTTTTTGTGTTGGATGTGGTTTTTTACCAGGCAAATGTGCTCGTTCCCGCTTACCGGCACCACCTGCCAAGGCAGCAACTTTGATAACATCGCGTGGAAGGGCACCATTTTTATGGGCACTGTATACGGTTTCTTTATCACCTTTACTAAAACGTCCTTTTGTTGCCTTTCTTTGTTTTCCGGCAGCATTTTTCAAGAAAGTAGTAGTATAGGGTTCACGAACATCATCTAGATTAAATATGGGGTACTTCTTTTTATAGCAACATAGTATACTTTCATGAGATCTCTGCCAAAATTTCAAAGAGGGCGCTGATTTATTAGTATAATGCCATACCAACCATCTAACATTTATTCTAAATCCGAGTCTTACACGGATGAAGGAAAGGATTTCACTGAAGCCGTATATATATAGGGTTCCAGTAGGTTTAAGTATTCGGAGACATTCATTGATCCATTGGTCGCACCATGTCAGGTAGTCTTCCATGGATTTTTGACATTTATTATTTCCAAAATCTTTTCCAATATTGTAAGGGGGATCACAAATGATAATATCAGCAGTTTCATCTCCTAGTTTTTTCATACCGGCGATGCAGCATTCTAATAGAATTTCTTGTTTTTTCGGGCTGATTTTCTTATTTTCAAGACGGACAACAACATTGCTTTTTTTGCCCACCTTTAAAGGGGGTTTCTTTTTGGAATTTTTAGCCATGGGTGGAATGATATATTAGTAAGTAATATAATCTTTTAGTCAATTTTCCAGATGTTAAAGTAAATATATTACTATATGATATATGCAGTCTGATTCGGAGAGTGTAGCGGAGTCTAATATGGTTAAAAAACCTCAGAAGAAGGTTTGGCATAGACAACAAGAGATGATACTAAAACGTTGGTCGGAGATAGGTAGTAGTTATAGATTTATGCATGATCGTTCATATACTAAATTTGAAAAACAAAATTTAAGGTTTGCTTTACCAGTAATTATAATTTCTACAGTGACGGGAACTGCTAATTTTGCACAAGGTTCCTTTCCTCCAGAATGGAACACGTATGTTCCTCTATTTATTGGTTTTTTAAATTTAACAGCGGGTTTATTGACAACAGTTGCTCAATTTTTGAGAGTAAGCGAGCTTCTCGAAGGGCATCGCGCGGCAGCAATTGCGTATTCTAAGTTTTCACGAAATGTATCTGTGGAATTATCTCTCCCAAGGGAAGAAAGAACGTGCGGAGGTACAGAATTCGTAACATCATGTAGAGCCGAGTTAGATAGGTTGATTGAATCAACGCCGAATATTCCTTTAGAAATAATTAGAGCGTTTGGAAAGAAATTTGAGGCTGATGAACATACGTTTACAAAGCCAGCTATATTAACGATAACTGAGGTAGAGGTATTTAAAGATGAAAAGAAGAAGCGGCGTCAGGAGAAATTAGAAGCCTTGAAATATGAAGAGGAGTTGCGAAGAGAATTAATGGAGACAGAAAAGCTTAGACGTGCGGAATTTATAGAAGAGCTTGCAAAGAAAAGAGAACTAGATCAAAAGCTTGAAAGTGAAAAAAAGAAGTTGAGGCGGCAGGAGAAGAAAAACAATGTGAATGCAGGAGCCGTGGAGAATAGTATGAAGAAATTATTAGAAAGGCTACAATCGGCACAAGAAAAAAATACGGTCATAACGCCTCAAAGTTCAGCTGATGAAAAAAGTCCAGTAATATCACCTACAGGTAGCGTCTCTGGTAATATAGTTTTAGATATTAAAGAGCCGACTGTTGTAGAGGAGGACACAGTGGTAGATCCTGTAACGAACGATGGGGACGATCCTGTAACGAACGATGGGGATGATCCTGTGGGTGGAGAAAGTGGAAATGAGGATGATGATGAAGGAGATGGCGGCGATGGAGGAGATGATGGTCCCACCGAATAAAAAGAACTGAATAAAGAGAACTATAATGTGTAAAGTTTTTAAAATAATATCCGCGGGATTTTTGATTTTTGGACATTTCGAAATGTCCAGAAAAATGTCCAGAATGAAGGTTCGGCTTTCAAATTTGCATCAAAAACGTGACATACTACAACATTGTAGGCTCAAGGTTAAAATATGAAAAAAAAAGCGCCTACAATGATTTTTATTTTAGTATTTATGCAAAGAATTTAGGGACTATTTTTTGTTTCCATATATTATGAAAAAAATAGGCAAAAATAGTCTCTCCAAATATCATTGTGTGAAATGTGACTATAGATGCTCTAAAAAATCTCATTGGGTTCAACATTGCGCAACCCGTAAACATAAATGGAAACAAATGGAAACATTGGAAACAAAAAATAGTCCCCCCACCATCGCTTGTAAATGTGGCAGAAAATATCGGTCCAGAAGTGGGCTCTACAAGCATCAACAAAAATGTAGCATGAAGGATAACAAGAAGGATAACAAGAAAGTCGTCTCTGAGAATATTGAACCAGAAAGTTCAAATACGATTCTAGATCTTTTGAAAAAGCTTGGAGAGAAGGACAAAGAAATTGCCGAATTGCATAAGAATGCAAAACCTGTAATTAATCAGAATAATAATATCACAATTAATTTATTTTTAAATGAGCATTGTAAGGATGCAATGAACTTAACGGATTTTGTAGAGAATTTGCATATATCTCTTAAAGACCTTGATTATACTAATAAGAAGGGTTATATAGAGGGAATTTCTAATCTACTTATTAAAAATTTAGATGAATTGGATGCCAAGGAGAGACCTATCCACTGTTCAGATAAGAAACGGCTCCAGTTCTATATAAAAGATGAAGATAAGTGGGAAAAGAATCCTACAAATAGGAAGATAGATGTATCGATAAGTAAGGTAGCCCATAAGCATTTGAAGGCTATTAAGGAGTGGGAGGAGGAAAATCCAGGATACGAGAATAGCAATCAAGGGATGGAGGCATATTTCAAGAAAACGCGCAATATACATCCTTCTGTGGACGAAGGCGGGAAAAAGGAGGAGAATATAAAGATCCTTAAAAAGGTAGCATCAAATATAAAGTACTATGGAAGAGCAAGACAAAGGATAGGAAGTGTCAATACAAATCAACTTGGGTTAAAAATGTCTGGATGTCCGTCCCGAGTAGGTAGATCTGGACGAATTGATCGATATATAGGTAGTCGCGTTAATTGTATGATGGGTTTTTGCCGTCCTGTTCTATATCACGGTATCTGGTGGCGTACTTCAATGCGAAATAAGAAGCCTTTTTGTAAACTTGGCGTTTCTAAATGTTTGGCAGCTGCCGGCGGTATAGGAAATATAAATACACCCTATTATAGAATACCTGGACGCGGGGAGAAAGGGTGTGGTCCAGGGCGATGGGATGATATTAAAAACGAAACAGAATTTATTTTAAAGACTGGAAATTCAGTAGTCGCCAGCGATCGCGGTACATGGTTTAATCCTACAGATCCGCCTATTCCCGGACAATATGGTGGAACAGATCCTGAACGCATATTCGGATTATATATTGCACGAATTATCATGCAAAGTGATAAAGATGCCGTGGGCGGAAATGGTGCCTTCCAGATTGATCTGAAGGGAAGTAATAAAAATGTAGCTAGATTCAATAAGGTGACTGTTACGGATATAACAGGTGATATATACTATGGTCGCACATTTACCATAAATCTGTGCCATCAATGCTCGCCACCAGGCTTCCCGCCCGGACCTTCTTGTCAGTATATTGCGCGCACGAAGGAGGAGGTCGCTAAAGTCTCCTTTAGTTTAAAAGATCATCGTATTTATAAGTTTAGTTTCACTAGAGGAGCATCACCAATTTGTTAATAATAATATGGTTATTTTTGACAGCCCGAAGGGCATCGGCGAAGCCGTGTCAAAAATAGTATTTAATTATCTACCAAGAATCAATATTTAGTGAGAAAAAAACAAATACAAATAATAATTAATTAAGAGCATTTATCAAGGTGATAATATTAAAATAAAATTGGTTGAAAATCAATCAACAAAGTTATTACCATAAATAACAAAAACATGGGAGATATTTTATTTTTTGTGACCATATGTGATAACAAAGTATAAAAATAATTATATTTAGTAAATTGTGACCACGGTGGTGTTTATAACGAAGCAGAAAAAATATTTGTTAGCTTTTATGCAGTAAAAAAAACAATTCAACAAATATTTTGTTTGTTGATTTGTAAAATACAGCTGTTTCTAGTCGAATACTTTAGAAAAAACTTAAATTTACTGTAAAAAGTGCACTAAAAAAACAGTATCTGATTTATAATAGATCAAAAACTCCTAAAATACTTAATTAGTTTTATTTGTATTTG